ATTAAGGAGCTTGTGCGAACACATCGCTATCTGCGAACGGTGCTCGATTCACATCTGTTAATAATGGCGACGGGAAATATGGCCCTGCAACTGGGATTGCGACGATATGATCTATCTGATATGTGGCTTCTGTAATTGTAACGGTCTCTGTATATGTTGGAACATCACCGCCAACTGTAACAATGTAACTTTCAGAGCAAACAATTGATTCAAAGTAACCAGAAACGAGATCAATAACTTCTCCCTCTTGAATAGAGATTTCTGTATTTTGCCTATTAATCAGCAAGTCAGCTAGGACGTCAACCATTGAAGTTGATTCACTAGCGAGAGCGTTCACTGTGTACTCCATAAGACCATTTGGCCCCCTTGCCCTAGTCGATATACGTTTTATCAAGAAAGTCGTCGATATGCCCCTTGTGGGAAGAATTACGCTTATATTTTGACCTACTTGTAGTCCGTCCACATAGGTCTGGAATGACAGATCCTTGATTTCGTCACTCCACTTTCGAAGTTCTGACTGTGCTTTTAGGTTCGCGGCACTTGAGGATTTTATGCTTTTGTCCACGATAACAAATTCAAAAGTCCCAAATTGATTAATACTGGTATTGTCTTTGAATTCTTTAATGATTGGGAATGTTGGTTTCGAGTCAATATCAATTGCGTCAGTTGCTGTTGGTATTGTCTTGAATCGTATATAACCGGAAGTTGGATTGTAGAGTGTGGCAATTGAAACGTCGTTGTCGTCAATTCCCTCTGTTCCAAGTGTTTGAACAACAGAGTTCAATTCCACAGTAATTTCAATATGGTCTACTCCAAGATAGAACAAATCTTGTAGTCCGTCAGCCGACCAAGAAGTTACACGTGAATCTCCGACAAAAGTTCCACCTCTTACAATAATCTTATTTCTTAACTGGTGGATATTTTCCTGTAATGATAGAGAGTTCCAAAGAAAGTTCCCGTCGTCTCCTGCGGCCAATTGTGCGGGTGTTGGTTCATACAATGTGAAAGGAGCAGTCAGAGCCGATTCAATAAAAAAATTAATATCCTTGTCGTAATCTACATACCAATCGTAACCTAACTCTCCTGCTAGTTTTTCCAATGCGTCTGATACATAAAAATAGTTAAAGTTTATATCAGCAACAACAACAGGTGCATTTACATTTACAACTGTGAAAGCGTCTGCGGGATCTGTGAAGTTTGTAATTATGTCTGCAATGATTGCATTAGCAGTTCCAAATGCTTCGTATCTTTTTGGTACTAAAAGTTTGTCGAGCTTGTGAGTTGGATCTTTGAATGTAACTCGCACGAATTGTAATTGTCCTTCAATTTCACTTTGAGTTTCAACGACTGATCCTGCAAAGAATTTGATTCCATTCAGTGTGATTGTAACGTCGTCATTGAGTGCGGGTTTGAAAGTTTTCGCACCATAGTTTTTCAGACGCATATCCAAAATGTTTGGTTCTTTTGTAAGAATTTCTAGCTTACGCAAAGAAGACCATTCGAACTGGTCTGATCGATCTACTGCATTAATTGTTATTACTGGAGCGGCCATTATTGGGTAAGGCCAAATCTATTGGCGCGACTTAACACCTTAATAATCATATTCCCAATTTTCACAGCACCTTCTTCGTCTGTCATAAATGAGTTTCCAGTGAGAGTGATACTTATATCACCACCTCCACCAGATCTATTATTCGGGATTATGTTCCCACTTCTACTTGGTACGAAAAGTTCTGGTCCTTGTTCTCCAACCATAAATGGGTTGTTCGCAGTAACTCCACCACCAAGAGCTTTTCCTTGAATTGCAGAAACGGCTCTACTAACAAAATTTGTAACAACACTAATTGGTTTCGCGGCGGCGGCTCGGGCTTTCTGTATCAGGTTCAGAATTGATTGTATCTTCGACTTAACAGAATCGACCATTGAAGTTAAAGCTTCTGTTATTTTCCTTTTTGTCTCCAATACAACAGCAAGAAGAAAATCCCAAATTTTCTTCCACACGTTAGCGAGAAACTTTAGACCAATAACGAAGATTGTTCCCACTCCTCTAAAAAAGGCTTTCCATACACCAAAGATCCGAAGTGCCCAACCTCCTATTACGTTACCAATGCTAGTGAGTATTTTGACCCATATATCCAAAAGAAAATTACCAAACCTGCCCATCAAATTTCCAACCACTAACCACATAGCGTTGATAGTATTTGCTATACCTTCGGAAAGAGCTAACATAGCGTCACCAATACTAATCATCAACTTTAACCAAACACTTTGAACACCATCACCTCCTGTAGTAAATAGTTCTGTAGTATCTGTAAAAAATTGCGCAATACTATCCTCAACTTTCTTAACTGCTTTGTCTGGTTCCGAAGCAAGAAGATTAAAGAACTTCAAAACAGGTGTTAACGCGTCCGCAAAAAACCCACCAATATCGGCGGCCGAGTCCTTTAGGTTTCCCATAAAGGTCTGCATTTCTTTTTGGAACTCTGTAATAGCACCGGCGGCTTCTTCGTTTCTCAATATGAAGTTTTCATACAGAGTCTCAAGAGACGCGAATTCTGGCGCGGCGATTCCAAGTGTTTTTAAGAAGTTTCGGAAAGCAGAAGTATCTTCGTCAGTAGACGCGGCCAATGCGTCGGCGGCAACTCTGGCGTCGAATAGTTCTATCTTATGTCCGATTAAAGCGGCTCTAGCAAAGCGAACAGCTTTTTCTTGATCGCGAAAAGCACTAAATGCTTTCGCCCCAACTTCTTGTGAGAGTGCCTTTGAAGCAATACCAACTTTCTGCATTTCAGTTCCGAACGCAGTAAATGTGGCTAGATTACTTTCAATATTTCCACCAAGACCTGCGAGAGCAAATCGAGTCCTAGCAAGTGAATTTGAAAGTTCTGTTTGTTGAGCTATGAATCCCCGAACCACCGCACCCGAAAATATGGACGCAAAAGACAAGCCGACTGTTCCGAGAACAAAATTCAGCCCTGTGAGGTTCCGTCTAAAGCCGGAAACTTTTTGAGAGAATTGGTCTAACTGGCCACTACCTTTGACCTTAATATCAATCTCCGCGCTTACTTTTGATTTTTCCGTTGCCATAATTTCTTATTTTTTAACTTTATCAGCTTCTTCTGAATCAACAATCATTTTCTCAACGATCGTATCGATAAAGTGTTGTGGCTGTTCGTCAAATTGGTTATAAGTCCAACCGAACTCTTTGCAGACCATTACTTTGAGTATTGGTTCCGGCAGTGGTCCAACGCGAGCAAGATACCTTTTGTATTCGTATCTTATTTCTTCTCTACCGGTGGGGTTAAAGAAACTGCTTTTTCTGAAAGTTCCCAAATATTTTGATATTCGTCAACTGTAAGTTCTCCCAACAGTTTTACAATTTCAGCTTTGTCTGTAACTTCCCCAATACTTTGAATTGTAACTGAAAGCACTTCGTCTTCAATTTCATTCATAACGGTACCAGTCGCCTTTTTCAAAGCGTCGTCTCCTGCACCAATTTTATCGATATACATTGCCCGAATGGTTCTGTATTCGCGAGCCGTAACACTATTCCGAACGGTTACATTGCCCTTACTTGTTTCTATTATTTTTGTGTCCTCCATAATAATTTTGTTTAGTAAGCTGTTGTTGTGTTAATAAGTTTCGCTGTAATCATTGAGCTATCTGTGATTGACAGATATGCTTTGAATGTCAGCGTTTGTCGTGTCATTTCGTTGAGTGTAAGATTTCTTGCAATCTCTACGAACTTAACTTTTGCTAGATCGAATCGTACTTCTGGATTTGTTGCGGCTCCAATTGTAACGTCAGTGTTAATCAATTGTAGTCTCAAAGCTTGTGCTGTATCAGCTACAAGTAGATCTTTGAATGTACTTGCGTCATAAAGAAGTTCGAATGAACCCTCAACAACGAATTGTCGATTCAATATGTCGCTTGGATCTTTACTTCCAAAGTTTCTGTCGTCTTCTACGTTCTTTGTGATTGTAAGATTCAATGCTTTTAGATCAACCGCGCCGGCGGCGTCTAATCCTGCAAGGTTTGCGGCAACTTTCGCTGTTGCAAACTGTGGCACGAACTTTGTTTCTGCGGCGTAAGCTACTGTGTTTGTAGCAACTCCCGGTGTCTTGCTTCGAACCCTTGCTGTGTACGAAATAAACTCTTGTAGAGTTACTGCAATATCAAGACCGTCAATCATTGTCAGTGGATATTGTAGGTTTTCGTCTGGGTTGACTTCGGCAAGTGTAAGTGCTTGGTGTTGAGCGTCATTTGCTACTGTGAAATCGTGAGTGTTTACTGTTGCTTCTGGATCGTTGAGCGTTGTATTCACAGTTCCGAATGTTGCAAGAAGAATCAAACCGAAACTATCGGCTTGAACTAGTCCACGAAGTGAACCTTCTGCATAATCTTCAACATTTGCGCTGTTTACAGAGTCTTCAATTCTTCCAACAGTAACTTCGTCTGTTGCTTTTGTTTCTTTAACATCAAGTGTTAATTCTAGGTGTGGTTCGAATGCTGTTACAGCAGTTCCAGTTCCACGAACTGCTTCTTTTACGAAACCAACGGCTACTTCCCTTCCTATATATTTTGTCATACTATTTTTCTTCGGTAGTTACCTCTTTATCGGATTTCTCCTCTGAATCAGTTTCTACACGTTTATTGTGTTTTGGATAAATAAATGTTCGACCATCTTTTTTACTTCCTTTCTTTTGCGATTTATCGCTATATTCTTTTATTGCCATAATTTTATGTTGCTATTGCTTCTCGGCAAGTGATGTCTACGTCTTGAGTTACGACCAAACCCTGCGGGGTATCTTCAAGCTCTCGCTCCCCTAATGTGGGTTCACACCAAGACACTACTCCTCCTAATGTAATATCACTTTCCAATGCAATTATTATATCATTCTGCACCGTATCCAATAAGTCTTTTGCTCCGTCTAACCCTTTGTGTTTGGTTTCAGCGAGCAAAGTAATCCTGAAAGTGTACGACCTCAAATTCTCTGCGGTGGTTAGAAACTCGTTATCATAGTCCACCGTATCAAACATTGCTGCCGGATATTTTGACACTTTAGAAACATTATGGTCATAAACAACACCAATAGTCGCAACTGTTAGTAGCTTTGCATTTATCGCGGCTCTGATTGTTGATACTGTTGCCATATTATTTGAATATTTTCTTTAATGCTTTGTCAGTTTCCTTTTCAAGAATCTTGGTAATCTTTGGATTGGATTTTTTCAAGCCACGTTCGACGAATCTTCGAGCCCGAATAAACCTTGTTCCGTCATTCACGAATGCACCATAGTAATCTCCACTTCTTGATCTTGCTGTGTTGAATACTTCTGCTACAAGTTTTCTTCTGAACAATTTGTAATTCCAACTCCTTCGAAGTTTACCTGTATCTTTTGGCGTAATTGGTTTTACGTCTCGAATGATTTGTTTTGCAGAAAGTTCCAATCCCTTGTTTAAGTGTTTACTAAAAATACGACGGCCCTTCTGTAACCTCCTATGAAGTTTTTTTAACTCGTTATCTTTGACTGTAATTTCTAGTTGAGCCATATTATGTTGTATCACTATCTTGAACTGGCAAGAACATTATTATCTGCTTGAAATCTGGAATTGAAAATCCTCTTTTCTGAATTGATACACCTTGAATTGTGTAATCAGTTGAGTTCCAAACTACGGTGTCAGTTTCCTCAACATCAACTGTATTGTAAACCATTACAAAGAATCCTCGACCATACTGGATCTCATTCACTTGTGATTCTTCCTCTGTTAAAGGGCGAACGTAAGCGGGATTATCTGTACTCTTGGCTACATATTCCCCAATATCGGCCGTATATACTAATCCAGTTATATTTATTGTTTCTTGGCCTATATATGAAATCATAGAATATTAGTTACAATCTTCCGTTCATACTTCTTTATCACAGCATTGTCGTCTTCTGTTAAATCAGAAGTTGTTGGATCTGCCCAAGTAATAGACGCACCCTCGACGGTCTCTGTGATAATACCCGCACCTTTTCTGCGGTTAAAACGGCCTGTAACTAATCGAACTACGAAATCCTCAATGTCCAACGGCAAAGTATTATTTGCCAAAGTTGCAAAATCAATTACATAACCGGCTTTATAAGTTACTTTGAAAAGTTCGACATTGGTGTTTGACGCAACATCTGGAACAACTGCGTTGCTAACTGTTGGCGCGTGTCCATACAGAAATTGTACGAACCCTGCATTCAGTCTTTTCACATAAGTATCGGCGTCAACTTGCGTATAGGTTGGCGACGAAATAGTACCTCCAGTTCTTCTGGAGAAGTTCGCGGCGAGTAATTCTGTTACTGGATATTCTCGTAAAAAAAGTTTGTCTCCTTTACCGTCATACAATTCGTCAGTGTATGTGGTCTCGGCAAACCGTCGGCCTGTTCGTGCTTCAAAATAGTCAGTAGCACGATTAATAAATTGCTCCAACAATGTGTCATTGGTATTAGTAGTCTCGCCAATTGCGAGTTTAACTCGATCTAATGTTGTTAGTGCGTAAGATAATAAGGCCATAATTTTTTAGTATTACCCTTTGATCTTATGGTGGCTATGGAGGACAAGACCACCGACCAAAGGGAACTCGACTAATTTGTAACTAGTCGAGCAAAAGCTGCGGGAAGTCCGACAGCAAGTGCGTAACGCTCTGTAACTCTTACGGCGCTCTGATTTTGTTCGAACGTATTGTTCACTCCAACAGTAGCACTGTCAGAAATTGCGAGAGACATTGAAGCTCTGTCGCCAAAGTAGAGATGGGCAAGGTTACCAAAGATCGCGTAAGCAGTTCCAGTTCCAGTTGTTATATCTGGCAATTTGTCAGATAGGTAAACTGGGTATCCCCAAAGAGTACCAACAACTAGGTTGTTGAAACTTTGAGACTGTGGTGTTCCTGCAACAGGATTCATAATAGGATTCAATGCGCTAGCAATGTATGCACCATTAGTATCTTGTATTTTTTGAACGTGTCCCCAAACTGTTCGGTGTAGGAAGAAAGCGGCTCCAACAAGTGACCAAGGCTTTACAGCCGAGATCATATCTCGATAGTCGTCTCCAGTTGAAGTTGCGGGTGTAAGACCTGCACCTTGTGTAACGGCTGTTACACCTGTCGCAGTAAGAATTCCAGTGAAAGGTGCGCCAGTTCCGGCAAACCCTTGATTGTCTTCCTCTCCTGCGAGAGCTTCACCAAATAGTTCAGCAAGAAGATCTACAATTGAGACGTTGGCGTCAGCCAAAAGCTCGTTTGAAGATACAGTCAAACCAACTGCAGTATTTGCAAGTAGTTGAACATTTTCCCACACTGGTTGTGATTCTGTACCGGCCACGTTTTCTCCGGGGAAAGTAACAGAAACAGAACTTGCTAGTCGCGGAACGTTCATTTTATCGCTGTTCATAGGAATCTTTCGAGAAAGCTTTCGAACAAGTCCGAAGTCTTCAACGATTCGATTCACTTCTGCAGCGAACTCCTCAGGTACTTGGAATCCTCCGTCAGCGTCAGTCCCTTCTGAAAGGGCCTTAAACTTTCCGAGTGTAGCAATATCCTTGTGATAGACAGCAGAGATAAACTTTGCCACCTTCTCTTTTCCTTCAAGAGCTTTGAAAGCCTTGTCAGATTTTGTGTCGTTGAACTTTGAGTCTGGAGAATTTACTCCAAGATTCTTCATTTCACGTGCAACAAGAGTTTTCACAAGATTACTATTTGATTCGCGAGATTGCCTTCGAGAGACGTTTTTTCGTGATCGTAACATTTTATTTTGTGTATTGGCTAATAATGTGCAAAGCGTTTTCAAAACTTTGCTTTCCGATAAGTAATGTTTTTCGAATATGTTTCAATTCTTGAACATCAAGTTCAGAAACTCGACCAAATGATTTCCCCCTTTCAATGGCTCCATTTCGGACAGAGTCCATCGCCATATTGATATGCTTTACAGCACGTTTGTTTTCTTTACTTAATCTTTTTTTTTACCTGCTTCAACAACTCCGGCGGCGCATAGGTCAGCGTCGTATTCTTCACTTTCTGGATCACAGATGTTTTTTAGACTTGCGAAATCTTTTTCTTCGTCGCCTTCTTCTTCGCTAGTTTCTACTGCGGGATCTGCTTCTTCAACTGCGGCAACCGCAACTGGTTCAACAGATTTTTCAAGTGTTTCTGGCACTTCAACTTCAAGAGCTTTTTCAATTTCAATAATAACTGCGGCAACATCTTCTGTTGCTTTAGTTGCCTTTGATTCGTCTTCGATTGTCTCGACGATCTCAAGAGTCTTTGCTTCGAGGATAACGGATACCTCATCAACAATATCCTTTGCCGCTACTTCGAAGTTTTCTTCAACAACAGCTTCGGCTACTACTACATCACCGTCAGCCTTTTCGCCTTCTGTTGCTACAACTGTTGCAACTTCATCTTCGATTGGGGCTTGGGTTGCAGCGATATTTTTGTCAACAACTTCCTCGATCTCTTTAATGATCTCGTCAATTACTGGCTCGCCTTCAAGCTGTTTTTCTGTCGCTTCTTCGAGCATTGGTACAGCTTGTTCAATGATGTCCACGATTACGTTTTTAACATCGACTGCTGTTATTTCCAACTCCTTTCCAGTCTCCGTTGAAGTATCAATCGGAGAATCTGTAACTTCTTCTTCACCTTCTTCTTTTCTTCCCTTGCCTATTGCAAGTCTTTTTTTGTTTAATGACATAAAAAACTTTTGCTTAATATTTTTCTTGTTAATTTTAGTATCCTTATCGACTTCGGGTACTTTTTCCTTCTTCAAACTTTTCGCAAAGAATGAATCGGGAATGTTCTTCTCCTTCGCCAGAGCCAATGCTTGTGGATTAGCCGGCACTGGCACGAAAGACAATTCTAGTAACTCTGCTTTCAGAATAGTATCACCTTTTCGGTCAAGCGGAATAAAACCGACGGATACTGTTTTCAGAATATCCGCGTCATACAATAAGAAAGCTTGTTCTGCGACGGGGTTCTGTTCCGCCGTTGCAAATTCCCCTTTTATAATCAACTGGTCTTCAACAACTTTCACAGAAGTTGCCTTGCCAATCGGTAGCGAGTTTATATCGTGAGACCAAAGGATAATCGGGTTCTTGAGATAGTTCTCTAAATCCCAACCACTTTGATCTATCGATTCTCCCTCTCTGTCGAAATCCGCAGTAGACGCAACAACTTCAAAACCTCGACCACCTTCGGTTTTTTTATTGTGCTTTACGATTGCATTGAAATATGATTTCTTCATAAGATTATTATACACATTAGTTTATAAAATGTCCTTATTAGATTGTCTTGAATGAGTTCTTCATATTGTTAATAATTATACACTGTTAATCAAATGTTATTGTTGTGCCCAATGTCCCATTACCCGTTATAACAACATAAAGACCAACATTAAAAGTAAGGTCGTAATCTATCTCAGTCGTAACGTCTGTGTCTAAAGCTATTCTACCTATCTGAGTAGTAGCAGATAATGCGTCATACAGTGACACAGTAGCATCTCCTCCACCTGCACCGTTTCTTGCCACAACTACTTTACCTAAATGCCCTGGCCCTGATTTTATTAGAACACCTGCTGTAGTCCCAGACTGGTAAAATGGTCTATCGACACCCGTCCCTTTTCCTAGTGTATAAATAGCCCCAGCTCTTAACTTCATACTAACATCGGTGGTACTCCCACCACTGTTAGTATTACTCATTCCGACAGGGAAGTTTATGTTATTAGCGTAAGGCGTTGCTGTAAGATTTACTCTGTGCATCACACTTCCATTCACCCTAAAGATAATAGAACCTGCATTATATTCAATTTCGTATACGTTAGTGTTTACTGCATTATCTGGGAAGTCCAAAATACCAGCACCATTCCAACTAGCCTTGGCTACTCTTGTAGCAGAACCTGCCAAACAGTGGGCTACATACCAAGTACCACTATCAAGTTCAAAGTAAGCACCATTACAAGTTGCAGACGTAGCATTAAACGCTCCCCACTTTCTACTGTTGTTAGTTGCGTAACTAGCACCATCTGGTATTTCTACTGCGTGGTGAGTAGTGTTGAAGTTGGCAGGAATGAATCTAGCGACATCAACTGATTCAATCTCAACTGCTGAATTAGCTGTAGTACCTGTGTCCATAGTAAGCTCACCATTTCCAGTAGCGGATTGAGTTCCTGAGCCTACTAAATCTATATTCCATTTCGTTGTATTCAAAGCAACAGAACCAAATGCTTCTCCTGCTAAGTGAGTCTGTTCTGCAACCTTTAGTCCTCCACCTGGAGTTACAATGACATTGAACCCTAAATCTGCATCAGCTATTGATGCTTGAATATCTCCTGCTCTTGTTACTTTTACATTTCTATAAACAGCGTCAGGGTCTACACCTGTGAGGATTGAGCGAGCAATAGGAGCAACCATAGAACTGGATACAAAAGCATCTAGCCCTAAAAGCTGTCCTGACAAAGCTACTTTCAAAAACTTAGTATCAAAGTAGAAATCTGATTGTCCTGCTTGGTCTGCTGTAAATCTGTACCTTACATAAGGGGTAAATGCTGGTGCTGAAAACAACTGATAACCAGAACCACCTGTATATGGAATTGTAAGAGTCCTAAGAATATCTGTTCCTCCTGAATCTCTTATAAAATCTATAACAATAGTTCCATCTACATCAGACAATACATCCGTCTGCACTTGTGTCCAAGTTTGTAAATCCAAAACTGTTGAATCGTAAGTAGCCCCATTTCCCAATAACGCGGATGTGCTGAAGGCTAGTTGTGAATTGTCTTGCTTTCCTGCTGTAGATGCTCCTGTTGGTAGAGGTAGAGCTGATTCTATTTCTGATATTACAATTGGTCTTCCGTCTAAACTCATATTATGAAATTTCTGTCCCGAAGACATTAAATGATAAAGTCGCAAGAGTTGCATAAACCCTTACTTTGTCTGTTGCGTTAAGTGTCGCGCCAGTCGTAATTTCGTGCAAACCATTTCCTTTAATTACTACATCATAAGAAATATATTGTTCGCTACTATCGACGGCTCCGGCAACAGCGATTGATATTCTGTAAGTTGTTTGAACAGAAGATCGGTTTGCAATTAAGATCGTAGAAACCACAGCTTCCGTACTTGCAGGCACAGTATAAATATCCGTCAGTGTTGCGGCTGTTGGGTTACTCTGTCCAATTACTTTATATAGTTCTGCCATATTATTATGATCCCATTAAGAGCATTGCTCGCCTAAAAATAATCTGCGACGCGACTGGCGTCTGTGGTTCGAATTCGTCGCTAACATCATTGTACGTTAAAACCTGTCCGCTTGTCGCCGATTCTTGTGCGTCGTCTTTTAATCCGTCAATTTGACGAAAGTCCATTTTACTTTTAGCCATAGCACTGAACTCTCCTCCACAAAAGTTCAGAATATAACTACAAGTTACTAGAACAAGTAATCTACTTTCACAACGTCTGGATTTCCCGGACTTGCTTTTGGCGCGTCAGCTAGTGTGATAACTGCACCAGAGATTGTGAAATCTTCTGTTGCACCTTCAACCAACCTTTGTCCATTCAAGTAAACTCCAACCTTTGAAACTGTTGGTGTGTTTGCAAGTGTGAATGTAACATTCGCACCGTCAACTGCACCTGTTGGTGTTTCACTCCAAATGTAATTCGCAGCAGTAAGTCCTGCGTCAGTATTCTGGGACCAGTCATTTGCGTCAGTATCAACAGCAATTGGATCTGCGTCTGTTTGATACCAAGAAGTTCTTGCGTACAAAGTTCCTTCGACAGCGTGAATGACATCACCAAAACGAATTTCTGCGTCTTCGTCCATATCAACAACACGTGTCCAAGCACCGTTAGCACCTGTTCCAACAGTATCAACTTGGTATACACCATTATCAACAGAAGAAGTTTGCGCGTTAACCAGAATTCTATCTCCTGCAACAACTGTTACAGAGTCAACTGTATCTGGTGCACCTGCAGCAATGTCAGCAATGTTTGCGTCAGTTACAAGTCGAACTGAATCGCGAGCATTGATCTTTAATTGCCTTGTGCTTAATTTAGTTTTAGCCATATATTTTGTATAAAAATTATGAGCCCATAATTCTATCTTTGTCTTCGACCTTTATAAATGAATTGTAACACAATCATTATGCGGGAATATAGATCAAAGTCAGAACATCTTCGTTCCCGGGTTCATTCTGTGGAGCGTCAACCATAGTAACCGTTGAAGTATTAGTGATTGAGTAAGTATCAGGGCTTCGAACTAATTGTCCATTCAAATACACTTTCAGAGTTGAAGTATCCATTGGAACAGAAGAAGTAAAAACAACATTGATTCCGTTGATCGTACCAATAGCATTTTCTTGAATTTCGTCAAGAGCGGTATTCGTTTGTTCTGCGGGATTGTGAACTTGGCTCATATTATTCTCCTTCGCTAATTGCTAAGATTCCTCCGGCGGCACTTGAGATTGCAAATAATTCTCCAAGCACAAGCCCATTCGGTTCCATAACGTATGTGCTTCCTTTTGCTGTAAGTGTGATTCCTGCATTATCAACAGCAGGGCCACCACTTCGATTGATCGTAATAATCCCACCACTATTTACTTTCGTGATTATGACTTCTTTTCTGTCAGCATTGGCGGGCAAGATAGAAACGGAAGAAGTTCCAACTGATTCTGATTTGTCAGTCGTTACTGTTATAACAGTTGTTGAATTTACATTTACACTCGCTTTGTTCCCACCTCCTGCAAGAGTTGTCAGAACTTCATAAAACTTCTTACCTGTACGATCTACAAGCCGAACTGGTATTGCTTGGCTTGGTGTA